TTTTTAGTTATCAATGTAATCAATAAGTTATGTGGATAAGCGAGGGTAAAGATGGAAAGTAATATCAAAGGGTTAGTTGCCGCCGGGCATGAGATGGCTTCGGAACTGAAAGCAGAATGTGGTGCCGTTGATATGCGCAGTGTGGCAAAGCTGATCAGCTATTTGGCAACGCAACTGGAAGTGCAACTGGTGCGTGCTAATGCGCTGGCTGCGGAGAATGCGCTGGCTCGTAAAGCAGTTCAGGCATTTTGCGATGTTGTTGGCGACAGCACCGAGGTTATCTGCGAGGAGATTGGGCGAGATGGCGTTCTGGTTATTTTGGAGGCAATGAAGGCAACAGGAAATATGCCAGCCACCGATGCTTTCCTGTCTGAAGTGCGGGCGCAGGGGGTAGAGATGATGCGCGAACATCCATCAATCAAACTTTGTTCTTTGACGCACATATGTGATGAGTTAGCCGCCCAGCTTCGCAAAGGAGGCAGCCAGTGAGCAAGATTGACTATCAAAAGCTTCGTGAAATCGCTGAAAAAACAAAAATTGCTGGTGAAGCACCTGTAATGCCTTTCGATCAGCGAATTAATGCGCTTAACGATTTTATGAAGCACTTTTCGCCAGATATCGCGCTGGCATTGTTGGATGAACGGGAAAGGAACCAGCAATACATCAAATCCCGCGACCAGGAGAACGAGGATATTGCGCTAACGGTAGGGAAGCTGCGTGTTGAGCTGGAAGCTGCAGAGAAGCGCATTGCAGAACTGGAAGCCGAACCTGTAAGTAATAGTGATGAGTTACCGCTGGACTATCTGCAAGGACACAAAGACGGCCTGGAGTGGGCTGCACAATTGGCAGAAGCCAATCATCCGCAAACAGGTGACTGGTTGTACGACGACCCAATCGATCTTGCCAGGGCGATTCGCAAAGGTCCTGATATGCCTACTGTTCAGGCTGGCAACTATCCGGTAACTCCGGATGGTTGGATAAGCTGTAGTGAGCGAATGCCCGCTCAAGATGATTGGATTTTAATTTATTCAAAGCACGGCGAGTATATGGCAGGACAGGTACAAGGGGAATACGTGGAGTTGAGCGACGGCACTTTATCGTGGTTAGGGAACGCCTTGTTCTGGATGCCGCTACCAGAACCGCCGCAGGAGGCGAAATGATGGATGTAAAAGAGAAGGTTTTGCAGGTGATGCGTTCCCGGGCTGCCCTGCAAGATAAAGCTCTCGGCGGGGAATATCCATTCAGGATGGCAACCTGGAATCTGCGGTTGGCAATGGAGAAGGAATTTCCTGATGAAGAATGGCGTTCGGCAGATTTGCGCAAAATTCTTATGGAGCTGGCTAAAGACGGAACAGTATCCAAAGATACCCATGCCAGCCGGATTGGTCAGGCGGTATGGAGACTGGAGGTGAGGTAATGGCTAACCTGCAACTTGCCGTTAAAGGTGAATACTTCGATGCCATGATTCGCGGAGAGAAAACGGAAGAGTATCGCCTGTGCAATGACTACTGGAATAAGCGAATTATGTTCCGCGAGTATGACCGCCTGATTATCACAAAGGGATATCCGAAGCGCGACGATTCCAGCCGCAGAATTGACGTCCCGTATGACGGATATGAAATCAAGACAATCACACATCCGCACTTCGGCGATAAACCGGTAAAGGTGTTCGCTATAAAGGTGAATATTGATGGCTAAATCAGCAGCAGAGCGCAAAGCCGCGCAGCGCGCTCGGCAGTCCGCCGCCGGTGAGCGCAAAATTGAACTGGTGCTGGATAAGCAGGAGCAGGAAATGCTGGCGCGGAACTGCGCCGCCCGGCGCCCTGGTCACGATCCCTATGAAATGGCCGAGTACATCGCGCTGCTGATCCGCCAGGATGATGCACGTGTGCGCGGGCGTATAAAATCGATCAGCAGAAAACTTTGCGGTAAGTGCGGCGAGAGAGTTCCCGTTAATTCATGCCCGTGTAATGGTGACTCGCAATGCTGGGTGACTAAAGGCTGGCATGAAACGAAATTAATAGTGTGACATGTCACGAAGGTGTTATGCCAAAAATACGCTACGACCTTGAAGATATGAGAGATAACTCAGCAAATTTTCCGAAAGAGGTTAAATTTCTCATGCATAAGTATGGTTGCGCCAGGAGGGATATAGTTATCGACAGTCAGCACCCTTGCGGCGAGGATGTAATTTTCATTCGCGGTAAATGGGAAGGGTATCTTGACGAGAGTTTTTACGATGAATTTGATGGACTTTGAATACTGCCGCCAACTATGGCGGCTTTATTTTGCATGGTACTATTACCACAACGGTAACTATTACCATGGTGGTTATGATGCCTGCTGAACCTAAAACCTATAAACGCAAATCAACGCAATTTAAGCCACTAACAGCAATGCAGGAGGCTTATTGCCAGTCATACATCAAAACGCCTGAAAATCAGACTCAGGCTGCGATTAATGCAGGATTCTCCCCAAATACAGCGGCAGTTAAAGCCAGTGTCATGATGCGCGATGAACGCATTCAGAAACGGATTGCCGAGTTGATGGAGGAGCGCAACAAACGAATGCGCGTCAGTGCTGATTACGTTCTCATGCGCCTGGTGGAGATCGACCAGATGGACGTGATTGATATCCTCAACGACGATGGGAGCCTTAAGCCAATCCGCGAGTGGCCGAAAATCTGGCGCACTACGCTTAGCGGCTTTGATCTGTCATCGACCATCATGAACATGGACGAGGATTCGATAGAGACAATCCTCAAAAAAATTAAATGGCCTGACAAGGTGAAGAACCTCGAACTGATTGGTAAGCACGTCGATGTCAATGCATTCAAAGAACGCCTGGATGTTAATGTGAATGTGACAATTGCTGATCGCATAGCGGCAGCCAGGAAGAGACTGAAAGAACGTCAGGATGGCAATCAGTGACAGATGCAGCGTTATCTCCTGAAGAGCAGTTAATCGAAGATATTGCAGGGTTCACTCACGATCCGCTTGGCTATGCCCTCTATGCGTTCCCTTGGGGGGAAGAGGGGACTGAACTGGCACATGCTACCGGTCCACGTCAGTGGCAGGCCGATGCGTTCCGAGAGATACGTGATCACCTGCAGAATCCAGAGACGCGTTATCAGCCGCTTATGCTGGCACGCGCTTCTGGTCACGGTATTGGTAAATCCGCATTCATCTCAATGCTGATCAACTGGGGCATGTCCACTTGCGAGGATTGTAAGGTTGTGGTGACCGCCAACACCGACAACCAGCTACGAACGAAGACCTGGCCGGAAATTATCAAGTGGTCGAACCTTGCTATCACGAAAGACTGGTTTACCTGTACCGCTACCGCGATGTACAGCAATGATCCTGGACACGACAAGCGGTGGCGAGCTGACGCAATCCCCTGGTCTGAGCACAACACTGAGGCATTCGCCGGACTACACAACGAGCGCAAACGCATCATCGTGGTATTCGATGAAGCGTCGAACATTGCGGATCTGGTGTGGGAAGTTGCCGAGGGTGCACTAACGGACGAAGACACTGAGATTATCTGGGTGGCGTTCGGAAACCCGACGCGTAATACCGGACGTTTCCGCGAATGTTTCCGCAAATATAAACACCGCTGGAAAACTGCGCAGATTGACAGCCGAACGGTGGAAGGCACTAACAAACAGCAGTTGCAGAAATGGGTTGATGACTACGGGGAAGACAGCGACTTCGTTAAAATCCGTGTGCGCGGCATATTCCCTGATGCATCTGAATTGCAGTTTATCCCTACCGGTCTTACTGACGAGGCAATGAAACGGGTGGTAACCGCTGCGCAGGTGGCACATGCTCCGGTGATAATCGGCGTTGACCCGGCATACTCCGGCGTTGATGACGCGGTGATATACCTGCGGCAGGGGCTACACAGTAAGGTGCTGTGGACTGGCAACAAGACTACCGACGATCTGATTATGGCGAAGCGTATCGCTGACTTTGAAGACCAGTATCAGGCTGACGCGGTGTTCATCGACTTCGGTTACGGAACCGGTTTGAAGTCAATCGGTGACGGCTGGGGTCGTACATGGCAACTTGTTCCGTTCGGTGGCGCGTCTACTGACCCGCAGATGCTCAACAAGCGTGGGGAGATGTTCAACTCATGCAAGACATGGCTGAGGCTCGGCGGCATGCTGGATGACCAGGAAACAGCGGACGACCTGTCGACGGCAGAGTACAAAGTTCGCGTGGACGGTAAAATCGTTATCGAACCGAAGGAAGATATCAAAGAGCGACTTGGGCGTTCTCCTGGTAAAGGCGATGCGCTACTGCTGACGTTTGCGTTCCCTGTGTCGAAGCGTCTGCGAATTCCCGGGCAGCAGAACCAGCAAGGCAAAGCCATCACAGACTATGATCCTTTTGCATAAAAAAGCCCGCGAATCGGCGGGCTGATTGTGACATGTCACGGCGTTAGAAGGTTATTTTATCGAATGCGGCGTTGATTGCCTTGGCGTCCTGCTCAGCACCAACCACATCAAGTAAAGATCTTTTACTAAGCACTTCAGCCAGGCATTGTAACTTCATGTTGTATAAGTTTTCGCGCATGTAATCATCATCACTTTTTTCTTTGGCGTATACAGCGCGAGAAATATCAAACACATTGCCTTTTTCCATTTCAGTTTTCTGCGCTGAAATCCAGTCATGGTACGTAACGCTAGTACCATGGTCTTCGCTAAGAGTTAACCCGGCCAGTCCCTCACTCTGAATTACTTCGTAATGCATTTCATTACCAGCAAAAACGCCATAAAAAATGCAGTCTTCAGCCTGAACGATACGAGAATATTTTAATGGCCATTCATTTAGATACTTAGCCAACATATCAATTGTCTTCATGATCTCACCTTAAAAAATGCCCGGCGAACCGGGCGAACTGGAAGCAATGAGTTATGCCTTCCGTGGCTGTACTGGTTTACAGCATGAAGTCATCGCAATGGCGTCCTGCTGTAAAAAGGGCGGTGATAGTCCTTCAAGGGAAACCATCACCGCCAAGCACCTGGAACTTCTGGCATCACGGTCCTTAGGCGTGATTCTGGCGTGGCATGCAGGATTCGAACCTGCGACCAACCGCTTAGAAGGCGGTTGCTCTGTCCAACTGAGCTAATGCCACAACGCTGAGAGCACTTAGCCTGTTAAGGCGCCACACTTTGTCGCGGCTCCATAAATGCTCTCATCGTTGTACCCTCGTCTCTTCCGAGGCGTCACACCGAATCGCCGGGATGGTGAATCCCCGTGCGCGGAATAAAACCGCTCGACTTGCACATTCCGGCTACCTGGTTCGTTTGCCACAGCCAGGGAGGGTGCCCCTTAAACGCATCCAGACCGCTATCGGCGCATGTGCCATACGCCGTACTGCTCAAAATAAAGCTCACTCCACCTGTTCAATTTAACGACAAGCCAGTCAGGTTAGTAACCGGAATGAACTCTTTGGTTACCTGAAAGGTAATAATTCGCGCGTTAAATGTCAACTGTCTACGATAAATAAATCATATGTGGTTAAATTGGTAATAATTTAATTGCGTACGGAGTCATTGATATGTGCATGGGTAGCTCACCATCAGTGCCTGCAACACCAGAAGTTCAGGCAGCACCACAGGAGCAGGATGCCGCCGTTGTTGATGCCCGCGACGAAGAAACTCGTCGCCGTCGCGTTGCTGCTGGTCGTAGTTCTACGCTGCTTACCGGTTCTCAGGGCGACACATCAACTGCTAATACCAGCGGTAAAACGCTGCTTGGTCAGTAACCGGAGTCATTGAAATGGCGGAAACAACTAAAGAGCGATTGAACAAACAGTTCGCACAACTTGAAAGCGAGCGTCAGTCGTTCGAGCCGCACTGGCGCGAGTTGAGTGATTACATCAACCCGCGTGGTTCCCGCTTTCTGACTTCTGAGGTCAACCGTAACGATCGACGCAATACACGCATTATTGATTCGACCGGGACTATGGCGGCGCGCACTCTCGCCAGCGGCATGATGTCAGGCATCACAAGCCCAGCGCGTCCGTGGTTTCGCCTGGCTACGCCAGATCCTGAAATGATGGATTATGGCCCTGTTAAGTTGTGGCTTGAGGCGGTGCAGAACCGCATGAACGATATGTTCAATAAGTCGAATCTCTATCAGTCGCTGCCGCAGTTATACGGAAGCCTCGGCACATACAGCACTGGTGCAATGGCGGTACTGGAGGATGACGAGGACATCATTCGCACAATGCCATTCCCGATAGGCAGTTACTACCTGGCTAACTCACCTCGTGGCAGTGTGGACACCTGTTTTCGCAAGTTCTCTATGACTGTTCGTCAGCTTGTTCAGGAGTTCGGGCTAAATAACGTCAGCGAATCCGTAAAAAGCATGTGGGAAAGCGGCACCTACGAGAAGTGGATTGAAGTGATGCATTCGGTTTACCCGAACATTGACCGCGATACATCGAAGCTGGATAGCAAGAACAAGCCATTCAAATCGGTTTATTACGAGGTTGGTGGCGATAACGACAAGTTGTTGCGTGAGTCCGGATTCGATGAGTTTCCAATTATGGCTCCGCGCTGGGAAGTTAACGGCGAAGATGTTTATGGATCATCATGCCCGGGTATGCTGGCGCTTGGACCTGTTAAGGCATTGCAGCTTCTCCAGAAGCGCAAGTCGCAGTTGATTGATAAAGCCACCAATCCGCCGATGGTTGCTCCGACTTCCCTCAAGAATCAGCGCGCCTCCCTTCTTCCTGGCGACATCACGTATATCGATCAGATTACTGGTCAGGATGGCTTCAGGCCTGCTTATCTGGTTAACCCCAGTACAGCAGATCTGGTAGCAGACATTCAGGACACTCGGCAAATCATTAACAGCGCCTACTTTGTCGATCTGTTCATGATGTTGCAGAACATCAATACCCG